CACTCAGAATAGTTGGAAAGATGAGTATCTTGTGGGCCTCTTCTCCATACCGCTCATACTTTCATTCTGCGGAGAGTGGGGCAGACAAACTGTGGCGGATGGGTTTGAGGCGCTGTCAACAATGCCAGATTGGTATCAATACACTCTGGGCGTCATTGTCGCCAGCAGCTTTGCCGTGAGATCGGCCACTAAATTCTTTGGGAGAAAGTAAATGGCGACACCAAGAAAAGGCAAAGCCAAGGTTAAGGTTACGGCCAGCGGCAAAAAAGTCAGCTATGGGCAGGCAGGTAAAGCCAAGGGCGGCGGACCTCGCGTAAAGCCAGGCACGTCAAAAGGTGACGCTTACTGCGCAAGGTCTGCGGGGCAGAAAAAGAGCCACCCAAAAGCAGCGGCTAATCCAAACAGCCCACTCAACTTGTCGCGCAAACGCTGGAAATGTTCCGGCACGAAATCGAAGAGGTGACTAAATGAGCTTATATCGCAATATTGCCGCGAAGAAAAAACGCATCAAGGCTGGCAGTGGTGAAAAGATGCGCAAGCCAGGCACAAAGGGCGCCCCCACAGCAAGCGCCTTCAAGAAGGCTGCGAAAACCGCAAAAGGTAAAAAGAAATGAGTAACGCAATGAAGCGCCTGCAAGAGAAAGCAGGGGTTGGTGCTGACGGAGCCTTTGGCCCCAACACGGCCAGAGCTGTTGCCAAGCATTATGGCCTGTCACCGGAGCGTGGCGCACACATCCTTGGTCAGTCGCACCACGAAAGCGCAGGCTTTAAGCGTGTGAGCGAGGGGCTGTACTACTCTACACCCGAACGTATCCAAGCTGTTTGGCCGTCGCGGTTTAAGACTGTTGCCGATGCAGAGCCTTACGCAAAGAACCCAGAGAAGCTGGCCGACAAAGTATATGGTGGTCGCATGGGTAATGATGGCGAAGGCTATAAATGGCGTGGCCGTGGGTTCCTGCAACTGACTGGCAAGGATAACTACTCTCGCTTTGCCGATGAGATGGGCATTGGCTCCGTTATGGAAAACCCTGACTTGGTCGAAGACGAATACGCCTTTGACACAGCCGTCTGGTTCTTCAAAACGAACAAGCTGTTTAATATTGCCGATGAGGGTGTGACCGATGCTGTCATCCGCAAGATTACTAAGCGTGTGAACGGCGGCACACATGGTCTGTCTGACCGCGAAAAACAAACCCACATGATCTATAAGTGGCTTGCAGCCGCTTAATTCTGGGCTTAAAAAAAGGTGTGGTCGGGTTTTCTTTTAACTCAATCTAGTTGAGCGCTATGCAGAATCCAATACCCCGACCACACGACCACATTGGCACTGGCCGCGCAGGCGAGTTTTTAGCTGCGTCCAAGATTGAGGCCGCTGGTTTAGAGACTTCCCACACAAATGCCTCATGCGATCTACACGTCACACTTCCTAGTGGTCGGGTTTTGCGTGTTGAGGTAAAAACTTCATCCAAAATATCAAAATATGGCAGCTACAGGTTTCACCGCGGCGGAAGCAATGCTGAAGTTTTTGTGTTTGTTTCCTTGCCGCTGTCTTTGATCCGCATATTTGACGTGGCTGAGATCGAAGGTAAAAAAACAATTACTATTCAGCCCACCGATTTCACGCAGCAGGCTGAAGATGAGGATATAGCAGGTTTATTCTTGCATTGATATTTCGCCTGCAAGTGCGCAGTAGCCAGCCAGGTCCACATAGTTATCACCATGCTTACTGTTGCCAGCAATGCGGCCAATCTTGAACAAGGCCATCATCATGGCAACGTCTTCTGGCTTCAACTCGCGATCAATAATATCGCGATTATCGAGCCACCATGACCACAGCTTTGCTATCTCTCCGAAGCTGTCCTCTGCATCGCCGTGAGTTGCCGCTCGGTCTACGTTTATGCAGTTCATCGCTTCAGAAAGTATAATATCTCTATTCATTGTTCTCTCCCATGTTTCTCTTCCTCATACGCATCACGCACCAGCTCTCCTATAAACTCTGCAATAGTCGTGCATCCGCAATCCTCCGCGTTCTGGAACAACCATTCAACCTGATCTATCGAAAGCTGTTCTTTAATTTGGCCAATGAACCCCCAAATGCAGGGGCTTTTATTGTAAACCGTTGTAACAGTTTTCGCTTTCAATTTGGCGTGGCCTGACCTTCGACCTCGATTGATGGCAGCGCTGACAACGGCATTTGATACACCCATTTTTTCTGCAATCTCCTTTTGACGTGCGCCGCCATTATGCAGCGCCCAAATATCTTTTGTGTGCTGCTTGATTGCGTGGCGTTTACTTTTTGACACTGTAATGCGCCTCCCGAAGTTCGTTCAGTTTGGCTGTCATTTCACGCTTATCGGACACAAGGTGTGAAATCCGCAAATCTTTTCGAGACAAGTCTTCACGCTGTCGATCAATCTTTGATTGCTGAACAGAAATCACTTTGCGCGCTGCGTTTAAGTTGTCGAGCAACTTATCAATTCGTTGCTGGCTCATAATATATCCCACTTCATTCCTGTTACTCTAATATCGCGACGGACAGTCGCCTCGGATACGCCAAGCCGTTTGGCTGCTTCGGCGCGTGAAATACCGCACGTAGACATTTCCAGTAGTATAGCGCGGCGCTCTTCCAAAGCCGCTTGATACATAGACGGCTCGTTTTTATTCCCCGCTTTCAGCTTAACGCGCAAAACCTGCGTATCCACACGAATAGTGGTGACAGCTACGTCAAGTATCTCAGCAACCTCAATGGCTGTCAGTTCGCCCTCCTCGGCGTACTGTCGGACCTTTTCACGACGCTCACGGGCAAGCTCTTGTCGCCTAGTGTTGCCCATTGACCGTGCGTGGCTCCACTTGCTGGGGTTGGCGGTGCGAGGGCAGTCTAGTGCCGCCCTCAACATAGCCATGCCAAGCCTTTGCTCGGCGCGTTCCGCTGGCGTTACTGCTGGAGGGACCGCTGCAACATTTCCAGTAGCGCACGCTGCTCTTCCAATTGCTGTTTCAGATTGGGCCTGTCCCTGACTGAGCTTTGTTTCAGCATTATGTCGTTCCCCCGCAAAAGCCTGTTGATAATTATTTGCTCTGACACTTCTAAACTCTCCAAATAAGTTTACCATTATTCATCCTCCTCAATTTCGCCAGTGCCGTAGCACCAGTCACACTCTTCAATGCGGGTTTCTATGAACCCTACATCTCTGCTATTGTTGTGTGGCATGGCATAATCAACTTCCATCTCACCAGTGCCGCCACATTCAATACATTCCACAATAAATCCTCCCATTATTCTTTGTATTTGCCGTTGGTGTCAGTGAACCACATAAACCCGTCATTTATAACAGCGTGGCCTGCCCCGATAAGCGCGTCCACAGCTTGCTTGTAGACTGACCGTGGATTGGACGATGAGGACACTTTGCCAGCAAAGTGATCCTTCACCGTTTCCTCTTGTATCATCCAGTGCGTGCGAGGTTCGGGGAATCCTGCTCCGGCAGGGTTAGGCTGGCCTATGCCCTCGCCGCGCAATTGAGTGAACACTTGCCGAATTAGGACTTGATTCTTGCCCTTGATGCGTGGGCGGTTGGCTTCCTCGATCTCACTCTCGGACGCTTGCTGCACGGTACACGTGGTCACTGCATCGCCATCCTCATCTATTCCAAGCTCAACTACGTTCAACTTGAATGAAAACAATGCCCCCGTTTCCATGTCGCGCTGCTTCGTTGCCTTTGCCGTGCGCATACCGTTGTTCTCATCATAGTCTAGTTCAATCTCGGTATCCGTTGCCGCTCGAAGTGAGCTGTGACCACGCGCACCCGCGGCCTTGTCCTTGCCTGAGTGGTGAACGATTGCGACGTGTGCGCCCGTCATGGTTCTCATCTTGTCACAGTTTCCGATAAAGCGCGTCATATCCTCTGGCGAGTTTTCGTTGCCGCCAGCCATAGACCGACTTAGCGTGTCCACAACGATAAGTTTGACTTCGCCGTGGCGACGCGAGACTTCGCGGCAAAGCTTTTCCAATGCGATCATATCGACTTCGCCATCAAGCAAGTTGACGGGCGCTGGTCGCACCGCAAGCTTCACGTCTTTATGGTCGGGATACTGCTTGCTTAGCGCAACCACGCGGTTGTGAAACGCCATGCCGCCCTCGGTTGCCAGATACAAAACTGAGCCGCCTATAACCTTGTGGCCGTTCCATGTCTCGCCACACGACACGTGCCACGACATATCCAAGGCAAAGAATGATTTACCTACGTTGGACGGGCCATAGATCACTGACATTTGCCCCTCGCCCAGCCACCCCTTCACAAGATAGTTGCGGCTAAGCTGTGGAACGGCGTCCCCAGGCATGAATACTTGATCCATGACGCTCTCAACAGTGAGGGCTTTCTTTGTCGCCTCTGGGCCTTGCGCAATCCACAAGTCTGAGAAGTCCCACCCGTCCTGCTCCGGCAAAACATGGTCTACGCCATGCTCTTCAAGGGCGCGCTCACATTCCTTAATTCCGGCGGCGTCATTGTCGCCAGCAATAACTAACTCTGCGCTAGGTTTTACCCTCTGGAGTGCCTCGACCACCGGGACTATGTTACCCGCGTTCAGTGCAAACACACATGGCTTCCCAGTGGCCTCGTAGACCGTGGCTGCGGTAGCCCAGCCTTCAGCTATATATGCGAAGTCATTTATAGGGCCACCGATGACGCTAAAGTTGCCGACCACGGGTAGCTGGTAAGAGAATTTTTTACGGCCTTCTGTGTCGATAGACTGAGACCCGACCTTGCGACCCGTCGCGTCGATCACGGGGATGATTAGACGGTCGCCCTCAATCTTTGCATTGTGCAGGTTGAGGCGCTTCTTTTCGAGGTACGGGTGGTTGCTCATAGGGTCGCGCTCCGGCCAATCAATGTCAGTCTTCTTTTCTGCTGACTGAGATACGTGGCCCTCCTCTGGCCATAGTGACATATCGCGGAGCCTATCCTTGATTGATTTGTAATCGTTGCACTTGCGACAATTGACCATGACTTCACCGTGAAACTCCTTAATCCAGAACCTGTCAGTGCCGGAACATGATGGGCATGGCCCATGGAACTCGCCTTGCGCGGTTTTCTTTAGGTCCAGATTGGTAATGATGCTGTGGCCAAATTCGCCCCAACTTGCTGTCGGGTATCTGGTTTCGATTGTGTTTGCCATTGTAATGCCCTTCCTGACTGCCTCGTTTCGGTTAAGGGGGTGCCGACTTGTCGAAGTCATTACCCCTTAGTGGATATGTCCCGACACATAGCGCCGGGACATAATATTTTTAAAATGGAATTTCGTCATCCAAGTCGTTGATTGATGGTGTAGCGGTTGTAGCAGGTAGTCCGAACGGATCATCGTTTTGAGCCGAAGGGCTGGTGGTGAAGCCGCCAGCAACTGCGGTGAACGGGTCATCCGCACCTTGCATTTCTGCAAGCTCAAGAACCTGCACAGCACGCAAGCGAAGTGAAACTCCGTTGAGGCTTCCCGTATTATACGGGACTACAACCACGGCAATATTGCATTTGCTGCCCGTCGTAAGCATGAAGTCGTCAGGCAGCTTGTTGCGTGCTGCGTCAACCTGCTTTGGCGGCTGTGTCTTGTCGCCACCATATGCGCCCTTCAGCTTGCACTTGCCGATGACTTCGCCGTCATCGTTGCGCTTGTACGGAAGGTTAGTTGGCTTCTCTGGCCATTTGCGCTTCGCATCCAAAGCAGATGCGTTCTTGTAGGCTTCCAAGCACAAGTTGTGTAGCTCTTTGGCTGTCTCGTCTGACATGACGAATGACATTTCGTATGCAGCACCATCATCAAATGGATTACATTTGACTGATTTGTTCTCCATGCTGTCGAAGCGATAGGTACTGTTTAGGCGGGGATAGCGGGCCGTAACCCCTGTTAGCATATGTTGCATTTGCAACTCCTTTTGTTGTGCGTAGCACCCCTACGCTGGGATAAGTTAAAAGGCGGTTTCGCTGTCCATCCATGCAGGAAGGTGAACCGTGCCAAGGTCGGGCCATTGTGTGCCGTAATGGTCCTCGTCTTGCGCCTTTTTAATTAGCTGTAGCGTGTCCATCACGCGGTTGTGCGCGTGGCGCAAGTACATTTCGGACAACTCGTAACAGGCTGTGACGTGCGGCTTATCTTTTTCTATGCCGATGAAGATAAAGTTATCAACACGAACGTCGCAAAGCTTCAAGACATATGTATAGAAAGCGGCCTGCAAATCGTAGCCGAAGTTGCGAATAGTACGATCAAAGCCTTGCGGTGACACGTCTTGGGTTGTTTTCACGTCTAGCACAATGCCAGAGTCTAAGATCAAGCCGTCTGGGCGCGTCTTTAGCTCCAAGCCCGTCTCTGGGCAGGTGGCGAAGAATGAAGCCTCGGCGACCATTGCAGGGTTCATCAGCAAGTGATTGGCCATGCGGTTATCAAGGCAAGCGCTGGACATATCCTTGGCCAAGTCGAAGTCGGATTCGGTCAAGAATATCTTACCGTTTGCCTCGGCTTCAGCCTTGCCCTCAGACCATGCCTTGCCGCGCCGTGTCTCTGGCCCGCGAACAAGCAATTGCTTTTCTGGCTCAAGTAGCTCGGCGTGTACTGCGCTGCCTAGTGCAAAAGCTGGGCTTTCCTTGCGCACTTGGCCCTTCCAGTGTGCCAGCGACTTGGTTGCGACTGTTTTGATTGATGATGATCCAAGCGCGTGGTGTGCGTGGTATTGTTCGTTTGACATTCCATCAGATGTTATCATTGTCATTGTGTTCCCTTCTTTTCGTAGTATGCCATGCTTGCGTCGAGGCATCTTTGATAATGCGCTCCTGCGTCCCCATCAATGTCCTTCCAGATGTCCATTTGCGCTATATCTCCGCCAACCCAGCGATTGTCGGCGATAAGGCAACCCTCGGCATTGTCTATATTAGCAAGAGCAAGGCCGACCAGTGCAATTCCGTCTGGAAGCTCGTAGCCAGCTATTTCCTGAATAAAATCGTAATCAACATTTTTCTCCCAATCGTACTCCATATTTTAACCCCTTTAATGATTGTTTGCATATATATTTCATATATTCAAGTGCAAAGTGCAACTGGAATCCGGTGTCACACGTAGTCAATGAAGCGGTTTTGATCCTTGGCCCACATGACATATGAGGGGCGGCGCATACCCACGCGGCCATAAACCTCGGCGCGAGAAACAAGGCCAGCATTAAACGATCGCATAGCGCTATTGCCGACTGTCTTATGTGGCAAATCTAAATGCTCGCTAATCTCAGAGGTCGTGCAGAAAGTTGTGGCCTCGATAAACTCAAGTACCTTTCCGTCAATTTCCTCGCGAGATAGTTCCTGCGGACGCTCATCATCTTGATTGATAGGCACTTCAAAAGCGGGTTCATCCTGGTTGTCATTCTCGTTTAATTCGTCGGCATTTAATAGAGAAACCTTAACGGCCATGTATGCCGTGCCATTGTTGGACTTGTCCGCATAATTAGGGACAAGCACAGCCTCCACTCGGTCGGATGGCTGCAAATCCATGCCAGCAGCAACGTGTGCCGGAATAAAAACCTGCTCATTTACAGGCTCAATTGCGTGGCCAAAGCAAAAGCCGCGCGTGTGGCTGTTGGTTATGATTACTGTAGCTTCCATTGTATTTCCTTATTTATATTTTAAGATTTGATGTGCGAGCGGCAAACCATAGCCGCTCAAGTGGTGATAGATCATCTTGATCCATGGCCCAGCCTTTGCCGTGGCCTAAATCAAGCTCTACTGCCTTTTCCATGAATGTTGCCTTTGATGCGTAGCCAGCAACATTAAACTGGTCTGGTCTTAGCTGGCAGACTAGAACCGCGCAGTCCGCTTTGAATGACTCCTTTTTCTTAAACAGTAATCGCCCGCCCTTGTGGAACGTGGCCTTCACATCAACTGATATGTCATCAAGCCAAAGGTCGTGGCCGTCATCCACACCCATGGAATAGTCGTGGTCAAGGTTGAAAACCTTGGACACGGCTACCTCCGCTTTAACCCCAAGCAAATCAAGATCAGCATCGCTTCGCCCATTGTCGCGCCGTTGATTAGCAACACCTGACGCCCTTGCAAGCTGCCAGCGCAATGCCGCCGCCTGATTACACTTGGACATTTCCTTGGGCGAAAGCTTTACCAGCATGATTTGATCCTTATTTTAAAGGGGTTTTGTCTAGCGCTTATGGAGGAAACTAACGAATTAGGCGGCTCATTACCTCCATAAAAGATTATTCATTAAGTATTCTGTGAACGATCATGCGGTGGATACCGCTATCCCCGTGTATATCCAGACCTTGCGCCAAGTATTCGTTGTGGATGCGGCGGCGGTCCTTAATCGAGGCTGTTGAGAATACTTGCTTTTGCGGGTTGGAAATTTTCCAGAACCACGCAATCCCCATGTAGTCGGGCGTGCCAACTAGATTGTGGTCCGCTTCGGTCAAGCTTTTCAACGCGCCGATGGTTACGTCCGGCAAATCAATATTAATTGTCACGAACCTTGCCCTCCCATGTTATGCCAAATTCTTCAAAGCGCTCAATTTGGTACTTGTTTGGCTCACATTTGAGGTACTGAAAGATCATGCCAGAAATGGAGCTGAAGTCTCTGACTTGACGAAGTGAAAGGCGAGCATCGTGCATCTGAATAAGCGCGGCAAGGTCTGAAGACGTTTTTGATATGCGGCGCTTGTCCTCGCAGAAATCATCAAAAGATGGGTTCCAGTCGAATTGCTCCGAAAGCAACTCAGCGGACCGGATGAATACAACCAAATCGTCGTATTCAAGGTCTAAGAAATAATCGACTGACTCGGAAAGGCTTGCGCTTGAATGAAACAGGTCGTTCAGTGCTTCAAGCTCATCGCTGCCAAGCGCGGCAATATCTTTTGCGCGGGCGATATAACCAACCTTAATATCATCCCAGAACTCTTTGGTGTTGTGCGGGTTAGTTGTCATTGTGTTCTCCATGTTTGTTTGTGTTGTGCTTATCTTAAATCAGAACCGCAATATATTTGCAATAGCTTATTTCACTTGCCTGCATATCCCAACAATATATGATCGAACCAATGGAAAAAGGGGTTAAGCAATGAATGATGTGAAGAAATTAATCGGGTTCAGCGCCACAGCGAACGCAGCAATCTCGGAAGCCGCGCTTAAGGTCGGGCTAAGTTTTAGCGCTTTCACACGTAGCGCTGCGCTGAAAGAGGCCAGCAAAATCGTTGAGGCGCAAGAGCCGAAGGTGGACTGATGCTGATATATGGTATTGATCCGGGCTTTACGGGCGCAATCGCCCTATACTGGCCCGACACCGGCAAGCTGGAAGTCCACGACATGCCAGTGATGAAAAACCCAAAGGGTAAAACGATCATCAACCCGCACGGCGTCCTGGACATACTCGCAAACGAAGGCGGCAAGTCATTGGCCGTGATCGAGAGCGTGGCGGCCCGGCCTGGCCAGGGGGTGTCGTCAGTCTTTCGTTTCGGTGAGGGCTACGGGCATTTGCAAATGGCTTGCGCTGCCTGCAAGTTGCCGCTCCAATATGTAACGCCAGCAACATGGAAGCGTCATTTTGGACTGACCTCTAGCAAGGGTTTGAGCCGTGGACTTGCGATGCAACGCTTCCCAGATCAAGCCCAGAACTTCAGCCGAGTGAAGGACGATGGAAGGGGTGAAGCTGCCCTAATAAGCCTGTACGGTGCTGAAAAGCTAATTTGAGGTTTTTCCGGTGTGTAATAATTTGTATGAATTAGGGGGGCATTGTTTTTAAAGGGTTTTATGCTCTGCAATTCATACAATTCATACGAATTATTAAACTATTCATACAATCGGTGCATGTGTATGAATGTATGAATATACCTTCAGGTATTCATCCAATTCATTAAGCACACGAAAATGAGGTTGATTAAGATGGATCAAGAAAGAGAAAACAAGATCAGGGCATGGATCAACCACGGAATTAACACGAAGGGAGCAATAGTACATCCTGCCGGAACACATAAGGTTTCGCCAAAGTCCACGTTCCAGCAAAAGCTGGACAGCATCAAAACACTGGCCGAGCTGGAAGGATTTGCAAATCGTCGCTCGCTCTACGATCCAAGCTTGCCGCGTTGGACAGAAAACGAACGCGCGGCAATCATCCACAAGAAAACAGAAATGCAAAACGTGAAGCGCAAGCGCAAATGATGCAGGGGCTTGATATTAGCCTCTCTGAAGGGCTATGAAGGGTTGCGGGCATCCTCCCTTCGTCAAACGCCCGCACAACTAGCTAGGCGGCTTCCCACGGTCGTCTAGCGCCTTTGCAAAGGTTGAGCCGATGGCGTTTGAAATTGAATTAAATATCATGCTCTCGAATTGCAAAGCGGATGAAGAGGCTAATATCGAATTGGATATGCTGGTAGATTACTGCGAGGGTCGATTAGGCGAGACAACACCCGACAGGCTGCTTCAAGCCCTCGCTGAAGCAATCACGGGGCTTCACGAATCAGAGACGCTCTGGGATAGCACCGAAACAGTCCATTAAAAAAGCCCCACATGATTGCGGGGCTTTGCTTTACTTTGTGGGGCGTGCTTTAGGCCTAAGTGAGCCAGACGGCGTATCTGTGGGGATACATTGCGCCATACTGTCGTGGTGCTGAGTGCGTAACGCCTCAAACATGGGGTCCATTGATGCGGCGCAACTTGGTTGATCCTTGAACGCTATTCGGGAAACATATTCTTCCCCGTTGATCGTGTACGTCAAGACAAGCATATGGAAGAATATCATGCCAGCACCAAAGGCAAGAATAGGGCAAGGCTTGCGGTGATACCCATAAGAGCGCCAATGAAAACATTAGACAGGATTGCGTTGCGTTCTTTGCGTAGTTTGCGCTGGCGGCTGGTCATGCTGCTACCTCGCTTGCTTCAAAGATTGACCAAATGGCGGACTGAATACGCGCTTGAATTTCACCATAAGCGATGATGCTAGCGAGATCGTCATAGGACTTGCCGTGTTCGCTACCATAGCAATCAGACAGGAAATCCTCACCTTGATCAGTGTTGCAATCTAAGCAGAGCTTGTGCGCCTTATATGTGTAAATTACGTGTTCAGAGCTATCAGCGCTTTCCGTTGCCCAGTCCATAGCTTGGTCAATGTCGGACGCGTCGCGTGCAATATCAGTGGCGATGCCGTTGCAGTATTCTGTTAATTGATAATCGTTCATTGTTTTATTCCTTGTGTTTTGTTGTGTTGATTAAGCGGCGTGCTTCGCTTCGTATTCTACCATACATTCAGCGGCCATCTTGCACATGTTGACCTGCTTGGCTGTCATGCCTTGCGCAATCATTTCAGCGTATTGAATGCACTCACTTGCTTGCTCTTCTGTGGCGGCTGTGATTGCCAGCTTAAGGGCTAGTGTCAGCGCGTCTTCTTTTGAGTTGATTTCCATTGTGTTGCTCCTTGTTTGTGTTGGGCAGACTTTGCGCCTGCCCTGATTGATTATGATATAGCTTCTGAAATCTTGTCAAACAACTTGATGGTGATGAATGGTCCGGCAACCATTCCGACACCCAAGCCTGCTAAGCCCAAATTGGGGCTTATTAAGTATGCGGTCCAAGAAATCAACGCTGGTGATGATATTGTAAGAGCTGATTGAATCAGCGCGATAGTGATTTCGGATAGTTTTCTCATTGTGCAACTCCTTGTTTGTCTGTTTGTACCTCATGTATATACAATAGATATACACATTGCAACACCTAATTGTAAATAAGATGAATAAAGTTGTATCAACACACATGCCGAACACATCGCCGCGCATGTGCGCTCGCGTACGGATTAGCCCGCTGCTTGTCAATATTGGTAAACATATTTGACCAATTGCCTGACAGGTTGCCGATCAAAGACCCCCCCCGTCTCGCTTTTCTAGGGGTAGTATTATTATTATACAATTCACGCACACGAAGCACCCCCCCTACCCCTATTGCCATACATATGTATTTCCATGTAAAAAAATATAAAATAGGAGTTTGACATATGGCGGGCAATGCTTTGCGGAGGCGTATCCTTGATGACATTAAGAAGCGTGGAGGCGCAGACTATCTAGCAGACAAAATTGGATCAGGCATGACTGTGACTCAACTGGCTGCTCAGTATGAGTGCAGCCGTTCTTACTTTAGTCGCTCAGTAAATGAGGTGCCAGAATATGCTGCCGCGATGAGTGACGCGCGGCACAGTTCGGCAGACGCGCTAGTTGAGCAGGGCTTGGAGATGGTTGACGCGCTTGACGGGGAAAGCACGACGCAGGAAATTGCTGCTACACGCGAGAAGGTTCAGTGGCGCAAGTTTATGGCTGGCTCGTATAACCAGGCGCGCTACGGTAATCGCCCCCAGACCAACGTGACCATATCTGTGAGTGACATGCACTTAGATGCGTTGCGCAAAGTAAATTCGGATATTGCCGCGCTTGAGGCTGATGATCGGCAGCGTGAAGCGTCGGCTATTGATGCGGATTATGCGGATTATGAGGATGTGACGGATGACTGAAGCTAACCCGCTAGAAGAGTTTGTGCTGCGTTACAAGGATGACCCTGTTCTGTTTGTTAAGGAGGTGCTGGGCGCGACGCCGTATGATTATCAGGCTGAGTTCTTGGATGCACTGGCCACTGGTGAGCGTAAAATGTCTGTGCGGTCTGGTCACGGTACGGGTAAGTCTACTACGTCGTCATGGGCTATGTTGTGGTATGTTCTGCTGCGCTTTCCGAATAAGGTTGTTGTAACTGCGCCGACCAGCGGTCAGTTGTTTGATGCGTTGTTTGCTGAGTTGAAGCGCTGGATTAACGAGCTGCCGCCACAGTTGCAGGTTTTGTTGACGGTTAAGTCTGACCGTGTTGAGCTGGCTGCTGCGCCTGCTGAAGCGTTTATATCTGCGCGTACATCGCGAGCTGAAACGCCGGAGGCATTGGCTGGTGTTCACTCTGAGAATGTTTTGCTGGTTGTGGATGAGGCGTCGGGTGTTCCTGAGAAAGTGTTTGAGGCTGCTGCTGGTTCGATGTCTGGCCACTCTGCAACGACGATTTTGCTGTCTAACCCTACGCGGTCAAGCGGTACGTTTTTTGAGAGCCAGACTAGACTTGCAGACACGTGGTGGACACGGCGTTGGTCATGCGTTGATAGTCCGTTGGTGTCTGAAGAGTTTGTTGACGAAATGCGGCTTCGGTATGGCGAGGATAGCAATGCGTTTCGTATTCGTGTGCTTGGCGAGTTCCCAATGGCCGATGATGATACGATTATTCCGTTTCACTTGGCTGACAGCGCGATTAGGCGTGATATTGAGATACCTGAAGACACAAAGCCAATTTGGGGTTTGGACGTTGCACGCTTTGGCGCGGATAAGACTGCGTTGTGCAAGCGGTACGGCAATGTTGTGACTGAGATTACGTCGTGGCAGGGTTTAGATTTGATGCAGACTGTTGGCCGTGTGATGGCTGAGTATGAGGGGTTAGCGCCATCTGTGCGTCCCAGCGAGATACTTGTTGATAGCATTGGCGTTGGCGGTGGTGTTGTTGATCGGCTGCGTGAGCTTGGTGCGCCTGTGCGCGGGATTAATGTTGGCGAAGCGCCTGCTATGGGTAACACGTATATGAATTTGCGGGCAGAGCTTTGGTTTAAGACTAAGGGTTGGCTTGAGGATCGTTCGTGCAAGCTGCCCAATGACGATCAATTGCTGGCAGAGCTGACGTCGATTAGGTACGGTTTTACGCCTGGCGGCAAAATGAAAGCTGAGAGCAAGGATGAAATGCGCAAGCGTGGGTTGAAATCGCCTGACTTGGCCGATGCTTTGTGCCTGACAATGGCGTCTGACGCTGCAACGGCTTTGTCTGGGTCAATGTCTACGTGGAAACAGTCGATTAGGCGCAATTTGCGGGGGATTGCATGAAACAGGTGCCGTTTGACAAGCTGACGCCACATTTGAAGAATATTGTGATGAATAAGTGGATTAAGCAGTATATTGCGCGAGGTTTGAGCTTAGAAGACGCACAGTATGCCGCGCGTTGGCGATCCGGCACTTGGAAGCTAAATGACCGTATGAAAAAGGTAATGGCAGCTTTGGACGAAGTGTGATACGTTTCCCTTAAATTTATTGAGAAAAGGCGGTTTACCGTGAGCAATGGGTTAAGAAAAGGACTACTTGATTTAATTAACGGCGGCGGAATTGGCGCAGAGGGCGACAAGTTCCAAGGCGGTGGCTTGCTGTCTGTTTTGGCTAACGCTTTTGCGACACCGTATGGTTCTGAAGATCGTGCTAAAGAAGCGCTTGCTGCTGGTTTGCTTGGCAAGACACGTCCGCAGATGCGTCCTAATCGCCCAGCGCCTGGCTCTGCTCCCGCTCCAGCATATACTCAGCCTATTAGTCTTTCTGAAATGTCGCGCAAGTTAGATGTGCAAGACGCGCCTTTGACAAAAATGTCTCAAATACCTGGCGGGTTTAACCCTGCAAGCGCTGCTCCTGTTCAGGTTGCCAGCCTGGGGGACAATGCTGGATTTGGGTCGGGCTTGCAGGGCGTAGATCAAAGCCCAAACTATTTTGCGCCAAAAGACCCTTATATTGCACAAATTTCACCGACCAATCTTCCTAATGCTCCTCAACAGAGCGCGTTGCCGGATATGACGCCATCTATCGGAGAATTTGTTGAATTTCTAAACCGACATTATGACCCAGCTTTTGTTAGAAGGGTCACTTTAGACTCGGATCGATTCGAAGACGCATACAGACTGTTTGTAAACAACGGCGGAAAGTTAACACCATGAAAGCACCAGTATTTAAGCCGATCAAAGGTTGCCCGACCCCCGCTGCGTGCAAGCGTGAGGGTCAATGTCTTGGAAAGAAATACAAGTAATGTTTAACGAGGGCGCAACTTTTGGATAATCTAACTCCATTTGCCAAGTTAATGCAGGCTATTGCTATGCGCGAAAGCAGCGGCGATCCGACAAAGACGTCTGACGCTGGTGCAATTGGGTTGCTTGGCATAATGCCAAAAGACGCAATGCAAGGTATGCGCAGAAATGTTCCAAACGTGTTTGACGCTGCAACGGCTCTTGGTTTTGACTTTCCAGACCGTAGCCAGCAAACGGCCGAGGCTTTGTTGCGCGATCCGCAAATTAACAGTATGATTGGTGAAAAATACCTTACTGAGCTTGCTAATAAGTACCAAGGCGACCCGGAAGCCACATTAACGGCTTACAATGCTGGCCCAGAAAAGTATGACCGTATTGGCTCTGCTGCTGGTATGGACATACCAGAGCAGCGTGATTACTCAGCAGCGGTTGCGCGTGATTACATGGAGTTGTTTGGTGAGCCTATGCCAGAAAACTTAGCAACATTGCAATCGCTTCGCCCGCGATTGCGCCCGCAAAGAGGATTGTTAGACTAATGGCCATAACAACATACGCAGAGTTGAAAGCGTCAATTACTGACTTTCTCAACCGCGACGACTTAGACACAGTTACGCCGACGTTTATTTCGTTGGCTGAATCTGATTTGCAGCGCCGCATACGTCACTGGCGCGGCGAAAAGCGCAGTTCTGCTGAAATTGACACGCAATACAGCGCAATTCCTGCTGATTTCTTGGAAGCCATTCGTTTTTACATCACTGGCGGCGATACGCGCCCGCTTGAGTTGATTTCGCAGAATGAGTTGCTTGACCGCAAGTTTAAAAACTTAAACACCAGCGGCCAGCCTGCATATTACGCGATTACGGCGGGTGAAATTGAAGTTTACCCAGTTCCAGACGCAACTTATACGACTGAGCTGTATTATAACTCCAGAGTACCTGCTTTGAGCGACAGCACGACGACAAATTGGCTTTTGGAGTATTATCCAGACGCATATTTGTACGGTTCGCTGGTTCACTCGGCACCGTATTTAAAAGAAGACGCACGCCTGCAAACTTGGGCGGCGTTGTATCAAAGTGCAGTTGACGCAATCAATAATGAGAGCGAAAGCAGCAAATTTGGCGGTTCTGGCCGCAAACTCAAAATTAGGAGCTACTGAGCATGAGTTTTTCAAATGCAACAGAAACGCTGGTGCTAAACTGGCTTTTGACTACTGGCAGCGCAACGCGGCCTACATCTTGGCACCTTGCGTTGTTTACGAGCAACCCAGCAGAAGATGCGAGTGGCACAGAAGTTAGCACGTCTGGCACAGCATATGCGCGTCAGTCGGCTGCGTTTACTGTTTCTGGCAACACAGCGTCAAATACGTCTGCGATTGAGTTTCCGACAGCCACTGCGTCATACGGCACAGTCAGCCACGTTGGCGTTTATGACGCGTCTACTGGCGGTAATTTGCTTGCATACGCAGCATTGACCACAAGCAAAGCAATCGACACTGGCGATGTGTTGCGCGTACCTGCTGGCGATCTTGACATCACGCTAGACTAATAAATGACAGATGTAGTCTACAGGACTGGATTTGGTACTAGCGCTTTCGGTGTCCGAGCTTTCGGCGTTGATGGCGCGACTAAAGCCGTGGCCAGCACTGTTGTTACTGTAAGCGCTACGTCGTCTGCATCTACTCGCGTTAGGCTATCTGCATCTATTGTTGCGGCGTCTTCGTCAAACACGTCTTCGTCTGCGCGCGTTCGCGAGATTGCAGGCACTGCGTCAACTTCAGCAAGCACTGTAAGCGCCGCCCAGCGCGTTAGACTTGCAGATGGCGACGTCAGTGCTTTAGCATCCACACAAAGCGCATGTGAGCGCGTACAGCAGCCCTCTGCGTCTACTGACGTGTCAGCATCCGCTACGGGCGGTGTTGAGCGCGTAAGGCTATCAGACGGCTCGGCTGCTGCCTTGGCCAGCACATCAGTCAACACGGTGTTTATTTATGTGTTTGACGCTGCATCATCTGTATCGGCTGTGTTTACGCCGACTGTTGAGCGTGTGCAGTTTACTGGCTCTAACATTGCGCTGACGTCTGCGTTTTTGGCCAATGCGGTTGAGAAGTGGGAGCCTGAAGCTGGCACTGATGAAACATGGACTACACTTGCGGGAACACCAGAAATATGGCAGGATGCACCCAACGCATCCGGCGGCTGGACGGCGTCTCCCCTCACATCACAGGATTGGACAGCAGCCCCGGCGAGTGCTGACGATTGGATTGCTGCGGCATAGGAGAATATCATGGCGGATACAACCACAACAACATACGGCCTAGTTAAACCAGAAGTCGGCGCGTCAGAGGACACGTGGGGCGAAAAAATTAACACAAACCTCGACAATATCGACAATCTGCTTGACGGCACGACGCCTGTAACTGGCATTGATATTAACTCTGGTACGATTGGCGGCGTGACTGCTGACGGTAACATTTCGTTTGGCGACAATAACAAGGCCATTTTCGGCGCAGGGTCTGACCTACAGATTTACCATGATGGGTCTAATAGTTATATTGATGAAACTGGCACTGGAACGCTTAGAGTAAGAGGGTATAATCAGGTTCGTATAACAGATACATCTGATAATATTGCGGCTATATTTAAAGGTGATGCTGAAACAACTTTATACCACAACAATGCATCCAAACTCGCCACCAGCAGCAGCGGTGTAGACGTCACTGGGACTTTGACCAGCGATGGGCTGACTGTGGGTGATGGGCATACGATTGGCGACGATGGATTTGACAATCTTGTCATTGCATCATCCGCAGCGGAAAGCATTATTCTGAATAGCAACACATTCCCTACAGTTGTTAAAACAGATGCGGAATTTCGTGTAGAAACAGACTTTGGAACTGATCGTTTTAAGGTTGATACCTCCACAGGCGACATCAGCTTCTACGAGGACACAGGCACCACGCCAAAGTTCTTCTGGGATGCGAGTGCGGAGAGCTTGGGGATTGGAAATGCATCACCATCATCTTTCCCATCTGCGGCTAAAGACCTTGTTATTGGCAATACCACTGGCTCTCACGGTATTACAATTCAATCTCAAAATTCTAGCAACGGAAACATATACTTTACTGACACTACTACCGCTGCAAGCTACAATGGTTTTGTTCGTTACTATCACGGAGACAATGCACTTGGATTTGGAACGAACAACGGCACAGAACGCATGCGCATCGACAGCACTGGTGTAGACATCACAGGCACAGTGACCAGCGATGGGCTGACTGTGGATAAAGCAAGTTCCCCTGCAATTACTTTACAAGAGACTACAGGCACTTACGGTTATAAAATCCACACAGCCGTTTCGAGTTCAACTGATTATGGCTTGCGATTGAGAACTTTGGCAAATAAAGAGTTGGCCATTTTTAACTCCAACGGCGACGTCAGCTTCTACGAGGACACAGGCACCACGCCAAAGTTCTTCTGGGATGCGAGTGCGGAGAGCTTGGGGATTGGTGTTACAGACCCAGATAGTGGGCTTGAAGTTCAATCCTCTGCAAGCGGTACTAACTCTGTGCATCTATCCAACACAAGTTCAACTGGGTACGGTGCAAAGTTTGTGGGCGGCGGCAATACTTCAACACGATATATTGCAGATTTCCGTGATTACTCTGGTGCATCAAAAGTTAAGATTGATGGTGATGGTAATGTTGGGATTGGGATTTCAGACCCCAGTGGGGTTAGAGTTTACACTTCGGCATCTGGCAGTGGTGACGTTACTGTCACCAGAGACCAAGGAACTGACGGATCAGATTATCACTACTTAGATACAGTAATTTCTCCTACTGGAAACTTAGTAAAGTTTAAAAGTACAGGTGCATCAAACGGTGGCTTTACTTTCAACAACGCCTCAAGCGAATATATGCGCATCGACAGCAGCGGTAACTTGCTGGTAGGGCAGTCTAGCTTCAACACAGGAGCTGCTGGCGGTGGTATAACCAATTACGGGTTTAACTACGGGACTGTAGATGACGGCTTGGTTGCACGATTTACACGCCTAACCTCAAACGGCGACATCGTTCAGTTCCGCAAAGACAGCGCAACTGTGGGGAGTATTTCTTCACGATCAGGTGTTGTTTCATCGCTGGTACTTGATCCTCGTTCAGGCGGGGGTGGTCTTACAGGTGGGGGTGCTGCTTTATATCCTACTGATAATGCAGGTGCGCCAAGCAATGGTGTCTTAACACTTGGAGCTGGATCATCACGCTTCAAAGACCTTTACCTGTCTGGCGGTGTCTACATCAGCAACACCAGTCATAAGCTGGATGACTATGAGGAGGGGACGTTTACCCCGTCAATCTACAATGCTACTGGTGTGACTTATCAAAGCGTAACTGGCGGAAAATACACCAAAGTAGGGAATAGAGTTAACTTTACGATTAGTCTTAATACGTCTACTTGGACAGGGAGAAACTCTTCGCAACTGATGCTTGTAGGTTTGCCGTTCAATGTTAGTGGCAGCAGCGGGCTTGGGTGGACGCCTTGTTCCCACTTTTGGGAGAGGGGTTTTTCTATGGGTACTAGACCTACAGCACTACTGCAAGAAAATACAGACCGTATTAGGATGTATACTTACAACTTTGGTGTTACGAACGATAATTGGGTTGCCCTTCCTCAGACCAGTGTTGAGGGGCAGTTTTGGGTTCGCTTTTCAGGTACGTATGAAACAAATGCATAACCACCCCTGTTGGATTACAGGGTAGTCAGTCCTAAGTGAGTTCGCAAGCTCACTAACACCATCAAAGGAGAAAAAAGATGGCACTTACAGAAACAACACTAGACGATAAAATCGAAGTAGTAGGCGAGTACAAGCACGTACAAGTTCGCACTGCACGGGTTATCTACGACGATGGCACAGAGATTAGCCGTAGCTTTTCACGCCGTGTTATTGCACCAGATGCAGACATCACAGGCGAAAGCACTGAGCTACAGGCAATCTGCAATGCAGTACATACACAGGCAGTCAAAGATGCCTACGCAGCACATGTAGCTTCACAAGGGGTATAACCTTATGACACGAGCAAGAGACCTATCTAATCTGATTGGCTCTGGTAACGTAGCTGGCGATACCATGACTAGTAACCTGTCTTTCAGTGACAATGATAAAGCTATCTTCGGCGCTAGTAATGATCTACAAATTTACCATGACGGGTTTAATAATCGTATTGTGGACAGTGGCACGGGCTCTCTTTACATACAAGGGCAGCAAGCTATTATTTTAGCTAACGCTGATGCTTCAGAGTTTTATGCCACTTTTGATGTAAACGGAGCAGCAACACTTCGTTACGACAACGCCCAAAAGCTCGCCACCACCAGCACAGGTGCAGACATCACTGGGACTTTGACCAGCGATGGGCTGACTGTGGATGGAGATGCCACAATATCCTCTAATGCCCCAACATTGCTGTTAAACGATACTGACAATAATATTGAACACAAAATTATTGGTAGTGGTAATGGCGACTTAGAAATATCCGCAGATAGTAATAATGTTGGCGGATTGAGTAGTCAAATTTTGTTTAAAATTGATGGCACATTACGAGCAAAAATAGGTCAAGGCAATGAGGGCGGCGACATCAGCTTCTACGAGGCTACAGGCAACACTGCAAAGTTTTACTGGGATGCGAGTGCTGAGCGATTGGGGATTGGTACGAGTTCGCCTTTAAATCCTCTTCATGTGGGTACTAGTGCAGCAAACACAGTAGTTTCATATTTTAACAATACTGACACTGCAAGCGGCAATGGTATTATGGTTCGTGGTGGCGGCTCCAACTCATTGAAATATGTAGCAACATTCCAAGATGCCGCTGCAAACACGAGGATGCACATTCTGGCTAACGGTAATGTTGGGATTGGTACGAGTTCGCCTACAGGAAGATTAGACATTACAGGCTCTTCTGGTGAACAATTGCGTGTGATTAACACAGGTGCAGGCGCATCATCGGCATTGTTTCAGAACTCTACATCAGGCACAGGTTCTGGCAACGGTCTATTTCTTGGTGTAAGTGCTGGAGTAAACTATCTGTGGACATACGAAGACCAGCCGATTGTTTTAGCTACAGACAATCTAGAACGTATGCGCATCGACAGCAGCGGTAATGTTGGGATTGGGGTTACAGACCCAGATAGTGGTCTTGAAGTTCAATCCTCTGCAAGCGGTACTAACTCTGTGCATCTATCCAACACAAGTTCAACTGGATACGGTGCAAAGTTTGTAGGCGGCGGCAATACTTCAACACGATATATTGCAGACTTCCGTGATTACTCTGGTACATCAAAAGTTAAGATTGATGGTGATGGTAATGTTGGGATTGGGACGAGTTCACCTAGTGCGCCTTTGCATATAGACGGTGCGGGTCTTGGTGATGTTTACTCTGGATTAATTGAAAACACAACTACAGATACAGATCATTATAACGTAGTTAGGTGGAGACAAGGAGCCTCTGGTTCAGCTACAGGTATGGTTGGTACTGGTGGTTCTTCCGCCAGCAATACTGCCTTTAGAAACAACTTTGTTGTTGGAACGCAAACTAACCATGATCTTGTTTTTACTTCAAATGACACAGAACGTATGCGCATCGACGCAGCAGGCCGTGTCACTATGCCGTATCAGCCAGCGTTTCATGCAACACGGACTTCCCATGTAACAAGTTCAGGTAATATCGTGTTTCAATCTGTGAATAGAAACATAGGCGGATGTTATAACAACACCAATGGTCGTTTCACAGCACCAGTAGCAGGGACTTATTCCTTTTCTTTCAGTACGCTGTTGTACACCATGGGCTATAATTCTTTAGCCCAAATGCATGTTAATGGTACGGCGTCATATTATGGAATGTCTTCGCTTGGTACTTATGGTGCATTCACAGGTAGTTATGCAGGGCAAGGCGCTACAGTTGTAGTAGGTTTAAGTGCGGGAGACTATGTTAACGTTTATTTTTCACACAGTGGAACTGGTCTGCACAGTCACTACACATACTGGTCAGGGCATCTGGTGGGCTAACACTTTAAAACAAAGGAGGGCAGTATGCCTGATATTACAATTACACTTACAGCAACCCAGTATAAGGGTCTAGAATACGCTGCACTTTCCCCACAAGACTGGGCAGAGAACGCAGTAACAGAACGCTGCCGCATTGCTAACGACGAGATCGTTAATATTACAGTAACTCACTGCTTGGACAACGACATCCAAGTGCCAGCTACTCGTGAGGCTATTGTCACATACGCTTTCGATAACGACTTGGTAGATACAGCAGCTAACCGTCAGGCAGAAGCTGAAGCAGCAGAGGTTTAATAATGTCTAACGCAAGAGATACTCAAGCAGGTTGCTGCGGGTACACTGACAATACAGGATGCTAATTAATGTTCTTTGGTAGCTCCCCCTTTTCGCTTAACGCCTTTGCTTCTACTGCAGAGACACGCTTTGAAGTTCAGGGTGTAGCTGCCACTGCATCCACTAA